GATACGAAGCGCCGCGATTGGTGTGTAGGTAGTCGGGCGTTCGCACGATGAACTGGGCCAACTACCAGGACGTCCTGGGCCAGCTACGGTCGATCGGGTTGCTGATCGATGGGCCGCTCGAGCTGGCTTCCGGCGACCTCTCGAAGCGCTGCCGGGTGGAAGGTGGGGACCACGAGCGACGTGGTTGGTACCGGCTGCATGAGTGGCAGATCGAGCCGGGCGTCGTGCTGCTCATCGGCAGCTACGGCATCTTCCACGGGGCGCAGTCGACGACTTACAAGGTCGAGCTGACCAAGCAATGCGGATCCTGCGGCGCGGAGGTGGGCTTACGCGAACGGTCCTGCCACGCCTGCGGCAAGTCGACCTTCGCGAAGCGCGAGATGACTGCCGAGCAGAGGGCGGCCTTCAAGGCGCGCATGGACGAGGACCGCAAGCGCGCTGCCGCCGAGCGTGCCAAGACCAATGCGCGAGCTGCCCAGTGGGCGACGGCCGTCTGGCGAAAGTGCGCCGAGGCCACCCCGGCCGGCCATCCCTACCTGGTGCGCAAGCAACTGGCAGGGACCGGCGGCGCCCGCATCTTCCCCGGCAACGACGGTATCCAGCTCGAAGGCGCCGAGGCGGACGACTACCGTTACCTATCGACTTTCGTCGGCCATCTGGTGCTGCCACTGTGCGACAACGCCGGCCGCGTGCATGGCTTGCAGTTCATCGCCGAGAAGCGCAACGACAAGACCGGGCGCGACAAGACCTACTGGCCGCGTGGCCTTCCCGTCGAAGGCCACTACTGTCTGGTCGGCGGATCGCCGCGCCGCTTGAGCCTGATCGCGGAAGGCTACTCGACCGCGATGACGCTGCACGAGGCGACCGGACAGCCCGTCGCGATCGCCTTCGCCGCGAACAACCTGCTGCCGGTCGCCAAGGAAATCAACGCGCGCACCAGGCGACGCGCGAAGCTTCTCGTCTGTGCGGACGACGACTGGCTGCAGAAGTGCCAATCCTGCGGCGCCTGGACCCCGGTGGAAGGCCCGGACTGCGCCCACTGCGGCAAACCCCACCGGCAGATCAACGCCGGGGTCTCGCGCTGCGCCGAAGTGGCGATGGCCCTCGACAACGCCGCGGACTTCCGGCCGATCTTTGCCACACCAAGGCCGAGCGACCGCAAGGGGCCGACCGACTTCAACGACCTGGCGTGCCTGGAAGGTCGCCAAGTCGTGACCGCGCAGTTCGAAGAGCGCCTGGACGCGCTCGGCTGGCGCGAGACCGCCTCAACCCCTGCGCCGGCGACTGCCCTATCCAGCCGCCCCGCGGGCGGGAACAATGGGGGAAGAGGGGGCCGCGAGCGACCCCCGGCTCAAGCCGTCATGAGCCTTGACGACGCCGTCGAGCGCTTCATCCCGCTCGATGACGGCACGGGCGAATACCTATTCGACACTTGGACAGGCAAGGTCGTCAGGCAAACGCAGATGATCTCCCTGCTCCCTGCCGGCGTACGCAGGGATGACGTCAAGCGCCACGATACCTGGGTGCAGCGGGGCGCCTGCTACATCGACGAAGTCGGCTTCGACCCCACCGGCAAGGATCGGACCGTCAAGCTCAACACCTGGCAGGGCTGGCCGATGCAACCGCGGGAGGGTTGCTGCACCGAACTGCTCGATTTGCTTGAATACCTGTGCTCCAACGAACAAAAATCGCACGAGGTATTTACCTGGGTGCTGCAATGGATGGCTTACCCGCTGCAGCACCCAGGCGCCAAGATGTCTTCGGCAGTCATTATGCACGGCCCGCAGGGCACCGGAAAAAGTACCGTGTTTCAGGCGCTCGCCAAAATATACGGCGACTACTCCACCGTCCTGAACCAGCGCGGCCTCGAAGACAAGTTCAACGCCGACTGGGCCGACAGCAAGCTCTTTATCCTGGCCGAGGAAGTCGTTACCCGCGCCGAGATGTGGCACATCAAGAATGAGCTTAAGGAGTTGGTCACAGGAGAATGGATACGGGTCAATCCGAAGAACATCCCCGCGTACCGCCAGCGCAACCAGCTAAACATTTGCTACCTCTCCAACGACAACCAGCCGCTGCCGATCGAGAACGACGACCGCCGCCACCTGGTGATCTACACCCCGCCGCAACTCTCCGAAGACTACTACGACCGCGTGCACCTCGAGATCGAGAACGGCGGCGTCGAGGCTTTCTACGACTACCTGCTGCACAAGGTCGACTGCTCCACGTTCCACCCGAAGAAGCGGCCGCCGATGACAACCGCCAAGCAAAGCCTGATCGACCTCTCGTCGCCGAGCGAAGTCCGCTTCATCAAGGACTGGATTGATGGCGACCTCGGCTGGCCAGTCGTCCCCTGCCTAGCTGCCGACCTTTACACCGCCTACAACCGCTGGTGCCGAGCGAATGGCGAGATGCGGCCTCGCCCGTCGAACCACTTTCATGGCGCCATCGCCAGGCTGCCCGGCTGGGACAAGAAGAAGTGCCGCATCTACCTTACCGAAACCGCCACGACCACTGAGCCGCGCCCACTGATCCTGCCCCCAACGGCCGCGCTCGCGCGTGCCGGGACCGAGCAACCGGCGGGAATGTCGCAATCGCAGTGGCTGACCGACGGCGTACGCCGATTTTCCGCTGCGATTCGCCTGGGAGCCGGTGATGGAACGTAACTCGCGCCCATTTTGTTCCGGGTTCGAGGCGTCTGTTCCGGGTACCCGGAACAGCGCAAACCCTTGCTGGGCAAGGCTTGTTCCGGGTGTTCCGGGTGTTCCGGGTCTCCGCGCGCGTATACGCGACACACACGCGCGCACGCTTCGCGCGCGCCTTCGCGCCACGTTAACTCTTTTCTCGCGTGTACACGCGAGGTACACCCGGAACACCCGGAACAAGCCTTGCGTGGCAAGGCTTCCCGCTGTTCCGGGTACCCGGAACAGCCCTTGTGAACCCGGAACAGCCATGACCAAGAATAACCTGCGTGCCGAAATGCCGCGAGTTGCCGAATTCATCGACGCCATGCGAGAGGCCTTCGGCCGCGCGCCGGTCGATGCCGCCATTCGCGCCGGACTCGATGGCCAGCCGAGCTTTTGGGCCAGCGAAAACGGAATCGAAATCGGCGTCCGCCCTCCGGGCCACGGATTGCCCGTTTCGGATACCTCACCGAAAGGCCAGCCATGATCAGCGTCAAGGTGCTCAACGTCGGCGACGTCAAGGCCCGACTTGCCAAACAGGCGCAAGGCGTCCGCGATAAAGCCATTGGCCCGGCCATCAACAAGGTCGCCGAGAAAGCGCGCGCCGAGATCAATCGCGCCATCCCGCAGGAATTCGCGGTCAAAGCGTCCGAAGTGCGCAACGCCATCACCCTGCGCAAGGCCCGCGCAGGCAATCCCGAAGCGCTGATCGAAATTTTCGGCTCCACGCGCAAGCGCGGCCGCTCGCTCAACCTCATCCACTTCCTAGCCGCCGTGCAGGCCGCCGGCCAGTCCGTCAACGTCCGCGGCTCGCGCGCCAGCAAGCGATCACTGTCCGGACTCGGTGGCCAGCTTGGCTTCCTGATCAAGCGCGCCGGCGGGCTCAAGAAGCTCGAAGGGGCCTTCGTGGGCAACAAGGGCCGCACCATCTTTCGCCGCACTGGCAGCTCCAGGTTGCCGATCGAGCCGCTGCAAGTGATTGGCTTTTCGCAGATGTTCAGCAGCCGCCGCATCAGCAGCCGCATCCTGGCCAAGATCAACGCCGAGCTACCGGTGGAAATCGACCGCGCCATCGCGCGCGAGTTGGGGAAGGTCACCCCGTGACCGCCACGCCGATGCCGGACGCCCCAAAAGCCGTCAGCCAGGCGGAATTCGCACGCCTCATCGGCGTCGGCCGCAGCTACGTCACCGCCTTGAAGAAAGCCGGCCGCCTGGTCACCGACGTCGAAGGCCGCGTCCTCGTCGAAGAAAGCAAGGCCAGCCTGGCGCGCAGCAATGGCGCCCCCGAGCGCGCCGCCGTGGTCACCGAGATGTACCATGACAACCGCGACAAGAAGGACCATTACGCCGCCGAGCTGGCGCGCTTGGATTACGAGGAGCGCTGCGGCAGCCTGATGGTCGCCGCCGACGTACTCACCGTCGTGGCCGGCGCCGCCACCATGCTGCGCAACCGGCTGGAAACCCTGCCCAGCATCCTCGCGCCGCAGATCGCCGCCATCAGCGCCGAGCAGGAAATCCTCGCGATCCTGTCCGACCAGGTCGAAAGCCTTCTCGCCGAGCTCGCCGACGAATTCGGCAGGCTCGCCAGGAGGCAGTAATCATGATCGCCCCGGCCGCCTACGCCGACCCTGGGCAGCGCATTGCCGCCACCCTGGCGCGCGCGCTCGCCCCACGCAAGTCGCTGACCGTCTCCCAGTGGGCAGACCTGCACCGCCGCCTGTCGAGCAAGGGCAGCGCCGAGCCGGGCCGCTGGCGCACCGATCGCAACCCGCCTTTGCGCGAGCCGATGGACTGCCTGTCGAGCCGCTCGCCCGTGCGTGTGGCCGTGCTCATGTTCCCGATTCAGTTCGGCAAGACCGAGATCGCCGTCAATGCGCTCGGCTACACCATGGAACACAACCCCGGACCGATCATGGTCTGCCTGCCCGGCGAAGTCTCCCTGCACAAATGGGTGGCGCAAAAGCTCGGGCCCATGCTCGAGGAAACCCCGGCCGTCCGCGCCACCCTCGCCAGCACCGACAGCCGAAACGGCTCCAA